TGATGACCCGCGTACGGTTCTGGGATGCGGCGGGAAGTGAAACAGAACGCAGCCCGTATACTGCCGGGGTGTTACTCAGTGAAAGCCGCAGCGGGGTGTTTTATGTCGAAGATGTGCAGCGGGATCGGTTAGTCTCTGCGAAAGTTGATCAGTTGATGTTACAAACTGCACGGCTGGATGGCATCGGGGTAGAAGTGGCAGAAGAACAGGAACCGGGCAGTGCCGGGAAAGCCATCATTGCCGCCCATCGGATTTTACTGGCTGGGTTTAGCTACACAGGGATTACGGCCACGGGCGATAAGATCACCCGCTGGAAACCCCTGGCTTCACAAGCCCGCCCCCTGTCGGATGATGAACCCTTTGGCCGGGTGAAGCTGGTAGCCGGGGCATGGAATAAAGTGTTTCTTGATGAAGTGGTTGCCAATAAACGCAGCCGTTATAAAGATCAACTGGATGCCGCAGCCGGGGCGTTATTTCAGTTGCGATTAGCCCCCCGTGAAGTGCGGGCCGTGGAAGCCGTGTGGGGATAACTTGTTAGGAAGGGAACACGATGCCAGTCAATACGCCACGGGATGATTACACCGCGTTCAAACCGATCTGGAAAAAAATGCGGGATACTTACGGGGGCCGGGAAAAAGTGATTGCGGCAGGAACCGCGTACACACCACAACTCCCCGCCGCTACACCCCAGGCCCAGTACGATTATTTAAATCGGGGAAATTTTTATAACGCGGTGCGGCGTACGGTTAGTGGGCTGACCGGCGGCATTTTTCAAAAAACGCCACGCTTTGATGTGCCGCGTGCGTTGGAACCCTGGTTACAGGATGTGACCCTCACCAATATTCCTATAGAACAGTTTGCGTTGTCCTGTAGTGAAGAAGTGTTACTGATGGCCCGCCAGGGCATTTTGGTAGAAATGTCAGATTCAGAACTGTTGGAAAAGCGGCCCTACTTTGTGAGTTATACGGCTGAAAATATTGTGAATTGGGATACAACTACCCTGGACGGGGATGAGATTTTAACCCTGCTGGTAGTGCAGGAACAGCCGCGTGTGGTGAATGAAAAAGATCGGTTTAAATATGACACGCTGGAACAGTACCGGGAAATGCGGCTGCATCTGGACGGGAACCAATTACGGTACACGCAACAGCGGTGGCGGCGTTCACCAGGCGGAGGAGAACTGGAACTGTATGGCCCGGAGATTACCCCCCTGCGGCGTGGGGAACCGTTGCCCTTTATTCCGTTTGTGTTTCTTGGCCCAGCCTATACCACTCCTGAATTAAAAGATCCGCCGTTGCTGGATTTAGCAGAACTGAATTTAGCCCATTGGCGGAACACCTGTGATCATGAACAGGGCTTACATTTAGTTGCACTGCCTACGCCCTATGTCTCTGGCATGAAGGGCAGTGGGGATGATGTGGATGCACTCCAGATCGGGCCATCCACCGTGTGGATTCTTGACAAAGACGGCAAGGCGGGCATGGTGGAGTTTTCCGGGGCGGGTATGGGTGCCTTAGAAAAGGCGTTGTTAGCGAAGCAGCACCAGATGGCTACGCTAGGTGCCAAGCTGTTAGAAGAACAGCCTACGGTGGCACAGGAAACGGCTACGGCGGTGTTAGCGCGGCACGCGGGCGAACATGCCACGCTTCGGACGATGGCCCAGGCCATGGAACAAGGTTTAACCTCGGCCCTTCAGTTAATGGCCTGGTGGCAAGGCTTGGAAACTTCCCCCCAGGACATTCCTGTGAGGGTAGAACTCAATAAAGATTTTTTGCAGGTCAAAGCGGCCCCGCAGGAAATCCAAACTGCCCTGGCTACCCTTCAAGCCGGGGAGATTTCCTACAAAACTTTCTGGAACATTTTAACGGAAGGTGGCTGGGCACGGTATGGGGTCACGGATGAAGAAGAAAAGAAGGAAATTAGCCGTGAACCGGAACAAGCCCCGCCCCCGGCAGAGGAAGTCATTGAAGTAGATGAAAATAAAGAAGAAGAAGTAACTGATGAGTAGGAGTGATGATCTGAAAGCCATTGAAAAAATGGCGGATAAAATTGAACCCACGATAGAAGCCCGGTTTCTTCGGGCCGCAGCACACTTAGAAAATGCGGTTGATCTGGAGAAACTCACACTAGCTTTAGCCAAGGGGGATGAAGAAGCCGCGCTAAGGAGTGTGATCACGCCCACGCGGATGCGTGAAGCCATGGCACCAGTCAATACCAGCATCAAACAGACTTTGAATCGTGGGGGCCACTTCGGTGCCAAACAACTCAACCGATACGGTAAAAGTTAAATCACTGCGGTTTGGCTTTGATGCCAAGAATAAGCAAGCTGAAAAATGGGCGGCGAAGTATGCGGCCAAACGAGTCACGGTTATTAATACTGAAACAGAAATTGCGATCCGCAATTTCATCAGAGACATGATCCGGGATCAAATTCCCCCCCGTGAAGCGGCAAAACAAATAAAAAATATGGTGGGGTTAAACCGCCCCCAGGCTGCTGCGTTAAAAAAATATGTGCGGGGGTTAAACCCGGCATTATCTCCAGCCGCCAAAGCCAAAGCCGGGATCAAATTAAAAAAGAAAATGATCCGTAGACGGGGGATCACGATTGCCCGCACAGAAACAATAGATGCCTTGTCTGCCGGGGCACAGCAGTCATGGTTCCAGGCTCAGAAAAAAGGGGTGTTAGGGGGCGATGCCAAAAAGGAATGGATGACTACGCCCTTTGGAGCGTGCGGCATTTGTCAACGCATGGACGGCCAGCAAGTGTTACTGAAAGAAAAATTTGATACAAACGTTAAAAGCATTGGCAAGATTGATGGCCCGACTACCCATCCCAACTGCCGGTGTGGAGTGGCTCCGGTGCCTGGGATGGGCGGCATGACACTCACGCCACCCCCGGTGGCTGCTACAGGTGCCCCAATCTCCACCATGGCACGCATGGCGGTGAATGCAGATGGGGAACTGCTCAAGGGATCGGATGCGCGGAAGGCAATTTTAAAGTATGCGGATGAGGAAGGTGAAAAGATAGCAGCCAAGTTAACACTTGTTCGACAGAAAGCTGCGATAGCACAGGGTGAAGCAATGCAAAGATCCCATGAGATTCAAGGGAGACTTATAGAGTTAAGAAATAAGTACACGTTTTATGAACCAAAACGAGTTTTTCGTTTACCAGAAGCACAAAAAAAAGAAATGGTTGCGTTACTAAAAGAACAAAATCAGTTAAAGAAAAAGATAAAAAAACTAGGTGCAAAACAAACAGAAACATTAGAGGGAGTAGCAGAAGATATTTTAGAAAAATTTATTTATAACGAGTCAGATATTTCCAGTGTAGAACTGGTTATTGGCAGAACCATGAATGCTGCCCAGAAAAAACAATGGAAATTGGGATCAACAGCATGGCAAAAATTGGTGGATGATTCTTTTTATACAACAGAGTTAGCGGGCACCGTTGATGAGATTAAAGCGGTACCCGTTAAAGTGAAACGAATAATTAAAGTTGTTAAAGATAGACCTAACGGAAACGGCAGGGCTTGGGCGGCTTATGATAAGGATAACGCGGGAGAATATATCTTTTTTCAGGGGAATGGGCGTGTAGGACGGGATGCCAGTGCAACAATAGTACATGAACTCTCCCATACCTTAGAATTTGCTACCCCTGAACTCATGGCCGAAGCCCTGAGATTCAGAAATATTGTAACAAAAGGGGATAAATTAAAATCCTTGCGGGAGATTATGAAAAGTAACCGTTATAGAGCAGATGAATTTGCCTATGATAGCGAGAATTTAGGGGCGTATGCTTCAAAAGTTTATAACTCCGTAGGGTCTTTTGGTGGGGATAGAGTAGTTCAAAATAATATAAGATATTCATCTTTTGATCTTGAGGATTCTAGTCGTGTCTGGTCAGATCGGGACGGGTGGAATATTGGCACAGAAGTAGTGACAATGGGAATTCAAAAGATGTATACCGATCCTTTAGCTTTTGCAAAGGAAAGCCCAGAATTTTTTGATTTTATCTATGAAAGAGTAATTAAAAGAAAATATACAAACACTACATCGAAATGGGCTTTACGTCTTAATAAAGACATAAAGTTTGTGAAAGACCCCACGCTAAAGTCTACCGATACTTTTGGGATTAGTGGGCCACCTTCAGATTTTCTGGACAAAGCTATACGTGCAAAACAGAAACAAGCCGAGGCTATACGGGAAATTAGATTAGTGAAAGATTATTAAATGGTAGAAATTGAAGTTGATGGGAGAACGGCACGGATCACTGACGGGGTATGGAAATCACGGGATAAGTTTTTATTAGATGCCTGTGAAATGTATATGATTATTCACCCGTGGCGGCCTGTTCCATCTAACCCTGATCCTGATTATGATGTGGCACAATTTGTAGTGGAAAAGATGAAGGGGAAAATTGTAAAAGCCACCCACGTTGAATCGTTACCTAACATGATTTTTTAGTGTATTGAGCAAAAAAAAGGGGGCCGAAGCCCCCTGGGAGGAATTACGTTTAACTAGCTGGTACTAGTGCCGCACGAATACGACCGGAAATAATAGATTGAGAAGTAAATGCAAAATGAATTCTATCAGTCATTAAGCCTTCTTCCTCTGCCCACTTCATTACTTTGGAACGTTTCCAGTCTCTGCATGCGTATATCAGAGTTCTAAGTGTTTCTTGTTCTTCCTTGGTTAATCCCGATTCGGCAATCAGTGCTTCTCTGGCTTCCTTGATTTGTGTGTTGTATGTTTTGTTCATCGTGTTGTCTCCCTGGGTTAGTGTGTCGTTCAACATCATGTGTATAAGTCTACAGGATTCTGAGAAGAAAGCAAGAATTATTTTCAATTATTTTTAGGTAAATAAAAAACCCCAATGTTTCTGGGGTTTATTGAGCAAAAAAATATTAGGGGTAATATGGGATATTTGTGCCTGGAGGAGTTGTTATATACTTACCCCCACAGTTTTTAGTTGCTAGAAATAAAAAAATATCCTACAGTGGGGGAGCGTTATTTATGTCATTAAAGCCCGTGATCGATAGTTTGGATCAAGTCTCTGAAGATTTACGCCAGCACTACATTGGTGAGGGTGATAAATTTATTTTACAAATGGACGGTGATCCGCAAGGCTTTGTGCCCCGCGAAACTCATGCAGAACAAGTGAACAAAGTCGCAGAGTTTCGAGATAACAATGTGAAACTTAAAGCGGAGTTAGAAGCCCAGCAGGAAGCCGTAAAACAACTTGATAACTATAGGGATCTTGACCCCACGGCGGCACGGGAAGCGTTAGCACAAGTGGCGGAACTCTCGAAAAAGGGAGTACGAAAAGCCAGTGATGTAGATGAACAGGTAAAGAATGCTTTACTTCAATTTAAAACCTCGGAATTAGAACCCTTGCGGCAATTACTGACCGAAGAAAAAACAGCCCGCCAGGAAGCGGATCAAAAAGTGTCTGCTGCGGCGATGAAGAACGAAGTGTTGAACCAGTTTAAAGCGGCTGGGGGTCAGGATGCGGCAGTTGATTTTGTAGTCAGCCGTGCCAATGATGTATTTAAAATGGATGGCAATCAACTGGTAGCCCGCGAAGGGATCTACAGTGTAGATAACCCTGGTGAACCAATGGCGTTAGGGGAATGGATGACCAAGCAAACAAAAGAAATTGCGTTTGCCTTTGGGAGTAGTAACGGCGGCGGTGCCCATAATCGGGAAGGTAATCCAGTGGGCACTATCCCGGCGGGAGTACGGCAATTACGGAACCCGACACCCCAGCAACTTGGGGAACACGCAAAGGATATCCGCGAAGGGAAAGTAATGATCGTGAACGAGTAACACACAAGCCAGCAGAGTTGGAACCACGGGGTGGGGCCATCATCTGAACAGCTACGCGGGGCGTAGCGTGTGCAGCTTCGGGGAAGCTGACTGAATCATTTATTAAGTTAGCTTAGGAGTTGTATTGATATGGCTGGATCACTAGTCACAACCAACGTAGTTCAGACGGCGGTAGCCATGGGCCTGGATGCCCTGCGGCAGCAGGTCGTACTACCTCGGATCGTTAATCGTTCATACGAGCAGGACATTGTGGGGGCCAGAAAAGGTGCCACTGTGAATGTGGCTGTTCCCTCCGCAATTACTACACGCAGTGTGACGGCTGATGTTGTTCCACCTGCCGTGACTGCGGTAACGCCCACCAGTGTGGCGTTGACCCTTGACCAGTGGAAAGAAGCCCCGTTTGCGATGGATGACAAAGCCATCATGCAAGTACAGCGTGGCATTATTCCCATGCAGATGAGTGAAGCCGTCAAATCACTCTCCAATACCATAGATGATTTTCTGTGGAACTTGCTGGACTCGGCTGGTGGTGTGTATGGGTTTACAGGCACATCGGGCACCACACCATTTGCCACTGCCGTCACTGAGTATCTTGATGCGCGGGCGATTGCCAACAATCAACTGATGCCGATGGATGATCGCTATGTCATCCTTGACGCTGATGCAGAAGCCAATGCCCTGGCCTTGCGTCCATTTCAGGATGCGAGTTATGGCGGCGGTAAGGGTGTCATTGTTGAAGGTGACATTGGCTATAAGTTGGGTGCGCGGTGGCTGATGAGCCAAAACGTGCCGTCCCATACGGAAACCAACAGCCCCACCGGATGGCTGGTCAATGATGCCAGTGTTGCCGTGGGGGATACCACACTAACCGTGGACACCGGATCAGGTGCCCCCGTTGAAGGTGATATTTTCAGTGTGGCGGGAAGCACACAGACGTACCAAGTAACTTCGGCTACGTCTACCGTCATTACCATGACCCCATCGATCCAGTTTGCGTATGCAAACAATGCAGCCTTGACCTTTAAAGGCTCGTATCGGATGAATGCGCTGTTGCATCGGGATGTGATCGGGTTTGCGATGGCACCCCTGCTGGAAACGCAGCAGTTTGATGGTGGCGGAATGCAAGCCGTTGCGGTAGATGAAGACTCTGGCTTGAGTTTACGGCTGGAAGTTACCAGACAATACAAACAATACCAGTGGAGTTTTGACGCACTCTATGGTGGCTCAGTCATTCGACCTGAGTTGGGCGTATTTATCGCTGGCTAACAAGTAGTCTGTGCGGGGGTGCGTTCATCCGTGAGCGTGCCCCCGTATTTTTATGCGGGGTTTCTATGCCACTTGTAAAGACCATTTCAGTAACGTTAAACGATGGATCAACGGCAGTTATTAATGCTTCTGATTTTGATCCCTCACTGCATCACACCAGCACACCCAAGAAAACACCCACCAAGAAAAAAACGGGGGTGAAAAAATAACATGGCAGTTTTTCCGAAACGCAGCGTAAAGTTGCAATCACTTCCCCTTACACAAGCGGCGGCGGGTACGTATATCAGTGGGGAAACGTCGATCCCGATGGGTGTCACAAACATTATTTGCCAATCGGTGTTTGTGCGTGGTTCCGGGGGCACTACCACCGATGTGTTTTTACAAACCTCGGTGGATAACGGATCAACCTGGATCGATATTGTGCAGTTTGCTTTTGCCACTACTACAGCCACGCGGGTGAGTGGGGTACGCCCTTCTATTGCCTTAGCCGCTAACGTTACCCCCACCGATGGATCGTTAAGTGATAATACGATCTTGGATGGATTGATCGGGGATCGGTTACGAGTAAAAACAGTGGTAGCCGGGACGTATCTTGGGGAATCCACGTTAGATGTTTCTGTGTGTATTAACTAATGGGTACCTCTACACTTGTTGCAACGGCGAAAAGTGCCACAGCCAATAGTTATTGCACACTGGCCGAAGCAGATCAGTATCACGATAATCGGCCAGCCGCATCTACGACATGGGCTGATGCCTCTGAAAACGAAAAAATACGAGCGTTATTGTGGGCTACAAAACTGATGGAATCTCTATTTACCTGGACGGGGTACGCAACTACCACGACCCAAGCGGTAGGCTGGCCGCGTACGGGACTGTTAGAACGTATTGATGTGGTACTAGATTCCGATACAGTGCCTTCAGAAGTGAAGGATGCCCAAGCGGAATATGCCCGCCAACTAATTCTTGCTAACCGCAGTGAAGATAATGATGTGGAAAGCCAGGGGATAGCTTCGATTAAAGCGGGATCGGTTTTTCTCCAATTTACGGCGGATCAATATAACAAAGTGGTACCAGATGCGGTGTATTTGATGATTCCCCAGGATTGGTTTAGTTCTGTGCGCGGGCGGTTATCGTCTACCCGCAGTTTGGTACGGGCTTCATGAGTTTTGCCACGATTGTGCAAAGTGGTGTGGCGTTAGCCAATACCCTCACAGACTCGTTACAGGCATCAGTAACACATAAAGCGTATGCCAGTGATGATGGATATGGAAAACCGACGTATGCCACGGGAGTAGTACGGAAAGCGATTGTAGAACGGCGGCAAAAATTCGTACGGAATGAACTTGGGGAAGAAAAACTTTCATTAGCGCGGGTGTTATTTGTTGGCCCTGTGACAGTTGGGGAACAGGATTTAATTACGTTACCAGATGGATCGGAAATGCCAATTGTCAGGATTACAGGCCCGGTTGATCCCACAACGAATGCGGAATTTCTTGTGGAGGTAGAGCTTGGCTAAAAGTTTTGAATTAAAAGGTGTGCCAGAAGTGTTAGGCACCTTAAAAAAAATAGAAGGAAAGTTACCGCGTAACGTGGGGCGGGCGTTATATGAAGAAGCCCTGATCGAGCAAAAAGAATCCATGGCCCGGACTCCTGTGGAATTTGGTACATTGCGGAATAGTCATGAAACCAGTTTTCCCTCGTATAAGGGGGATGAAGTAAGCGTAGAAATTAAAGTGGGTGGCCCTGCTGCCCCGTATGCCGTGGCGGTGCATGAACGGTTAGATGTGCATCATAAAGCAGGGCAAGCAAAATTTTTAGAGAGTACGTTACTCGGATCAGCTAAGTATATGTTGCAGCGGATTGCAAAACGGTTAGAGATTTTAGAGGGGGCGAAGTAACAACGTGGCTAACGTCCTGGACGATCTAGCAACACGGGTAGCCACGGCCATTAGTGGTACGGTAGGCACCAATGTGTTTAAAGCTACGATGCCCCCCACCCCCAATGCCTGTGTAGCGTTATATGAAACGGGCGGGTTAGCCCCCACGCGGGCTTTTGGTACGGCGGGCATTCAGTATGAACGCCCCGGTATCCAGTTTGTGGTACGCGGTGCCCCGTATGATTACCAGACGGCCCGCACCACGGCCCAAACGATTTTTGAAAACTTAGCGACAATTGAAACAGAGGATCTCTCTGGCACGCGGTATTATCTCAGTGAGAATTTACAGGAACCTTTTCCCCGTGATGTAGATGATCTAGACCGTCCCTACATTGCGTTTAATATGATTTTTACGAAAGATAAAAACGCATGAGTGTCACGGTACCTACAGCGAAAACGTGCCCGTGTGGGGCATCGAAAGAAGAAGCCAAACCTGTATTGGGTGGCCGCGTCGTATGCATGAAATGTGGGCATGAAAGGGATGCAGACTAATGGCAAAGTATCGTGCAAAAGTAGGTTTGAGATACCCCACCCCAGGAAGTTTGAAAACGGTACTTGCTGCGGGGGGTGTATCAAAACTTAGTGAAGCCCAGTTAGAAAAAGTAAAATTTAAGGAAGTTAAAGCGGGGTCACTGTGTGATGATATTCCAGACAAATCTATTAAAAGTTTATTAGCCCAAGGGAGTATTGAGGAAGTGACCCCCACAGCTAAAAAAACCAGAAAAGGTAGCTAATCATGGCAGCAGGAAAGTTTGGCCCACAGAGTGGTATTTTATATGTAGATGGGTATGATGTTCTGTCTAATAAAATTACATCACTCAGTGAAAAGCAAAATTCACAGCTAGTGGAAACCACGGGCATTGGTGATACGTGGGAAACGCACGCCCCGACTGGCACAACAACTTTAGAAGTAGTGCAGCAGGGTGCATTTTTTGATACCACTGCGAACTACTCCCATGCCGCATTCAGTGGGAGTTGTCCAACCTCCCCACAAGCCACTGCACGGGTTATGTGTTTAGGGTTTGGGGGGCAAACCACAGGGTACCCCTTTGTGGGATTTGAAGGCACCTATAGTTACGAATATGAAGTGGTGGCGGAACTGGGGAACCTCCAAAAAGCGAATGTGACGTATGGCATGACCGGAAGCCGTTCCCCTGGCGTAATCCTCCAGCCCATTGCAACAAAAACGGCTACATGGGCTACGACCTCATCCCCGGTAGACAACTCGGCATCCACATCAGCCGGTGGCGTAGGCTTCATTCAGTGTACAGCAGCATCAGGATTCAGTGCGTTTGTGGGGAAGGTAAGGCACTCAGCCGATAATGTTACATACACCGATCTTTTATCGTTTACCGATAATGTAACAGCACCATTTGCAGAACGTGTGAGTGTGTCGGGAACTGTTAACCGCTACTTGGCTTTTTCGGGAACAGTAACGGGAACAGGATCAATAACTATTTTTGCGGGATTTTCCCGTTCATAGGAGAAGCTAATCATGGCAGGAAAATACGGCCCAGCAAGCGTTACAGTTACATTGGAAGATGGCCCCGGCGGTACCGCCCGTGCCCTCACTAATTTTATTTTGGAAGGCATTAGCGTCAAACAAACGTCTGTCCTTACGGACACCACGGCACTTGGGGATTCATTTGAAGAACAGACCCCCACAGGTACGAAGCGTACAGAAAATATTACGCTGACCTGCATCTGGGATACCACAGGCACCACGGGTACCCATGTGGTGTTGGGCACGGTGGATGATGGCCCCCAGGACGATGGGCGGCAGTTGGTTGTAGTGTTTGGTGACTCGAAAACATACACGGTGGATGTGCGGCTAATGTCATCAGAAGTGGTCGCTGCAAACGGAAGTATCCAAACAATTGTGGCAGAACTCGTACCTACGGGTGCTGGTGTCTGGTCATAATTTTTTTCTGTAGGAGAATGAGCGAATGGGATTGGTGATAGGTGTAACAACAACGGTGCAACTCCCGCATGATGCGGGGGAAAGTGCAGTGATCCGTAAATTAAGTCATCGGAAATTATCGGAAGCGGCACAGAAACAACAAAGCACAGGGATCGGGTTTATGCGTGAAATTGGCCCGGAACTGATGGCAGCATTGCGGGCGGAAGATACCGATAAAATTGATCGGATTCAAAAGACACAGGAAGCCACTCTTTCCAATTACCACCGGGATTCCCTGCTAGAAAAGGGGATTGTGTCCTGGACACTGGAACCTGCGTTAACAGATAAGAACCGATCAGAAATGGTGGGGGAACTGGATGAACCCACGGCGGCATTTTTAGCAGAAGCTATTTTTGAATTTTCACGCCCGGATACAGAAGCAGAAGCGGGAAACGTGCAGAAGGGTTTGTCGAGTACCTAGAGCAAGAAGGTAACGATATCCCTGCACCAGAATTGTGGGTTATTAGTCGAGTCTGTGAAGAATTTAATTGTTTGCCTGACGCGGCACGGGCGGCACTGGAGGATGATACCAACGGGTCAATTTTTCAAATTATGCAGTTACGATCTTTGGCAAATGCTAAACAACGGATCGATGGAGTTGACGGGAAAAATATGCCAACAGATGCCACGGCCCAGCGGTATTTACAACTTCAGATGGAATTGGTGGGGAAGCAGTTGGGTATTGATACCAGTGAGAAAAAACCATGATCAATATCGGTACGCTTCTGGCCGTTTTAAGGCTTCAGGATAAGATGTCTCCAGCCTTAGCCAAGGCTGAAACTAATCTGAAAAAAACAGGTGAAAAATTAAAATCTGTGGGGGCCGGGATGACGGCCACCGGGTCACAACTCACCATGGGCCTGACGGCTCCCATTGTGGGCATGGGTGCGGCTGCTGGGATTGCGTTTGGCAGTTTTGAAAAATCCATGAACCGCGTGAAAGCCTTAACCGGGGCTACAGGCGGAGATTTTAAACTCTTGGAAGGCCAAGCAAAAGAACTTGGGGAAACTACAAAGTTTTCAGCAAGTGAAGCGGCTGATGCTATGGGCTTCCTTGGCATGGCTGGATTTAAGACTAAAGAAATTTATGGGGCGATGCCCAATGTGCTGGAGTTAGCGTCTGCGGCTACGTTAGATATTGCCAGTGCTGCGGATATCACCAGCAACATCATGACAGGATTTGGGCAAACCACAGAGGATCTTGCCCATACCAATAATGTTTTAGTACAAGCCTTTACCTCGGCCAATACGGATCTCACGCAGTTAGGGGTGGCATTCAAATACGCAGGGCCGGTGGCGAAGTCTGCGGGTCTGTCTTTTGAATCGACTGCTGCCGCTATTTCCATGATGGGGAATGCGGGCATTCAGGGATCGATGGCGGGCACATCCTTGCGCGGGGCCGTTACACGCTTGCTGGGGCCGTCAAATAAAGCCGCGAGTGTGATGCGGAAGCTGGGGTTAAATGTCACCGATTCCACAGGCAAGATTAAACCGATGGATGAGATCGTGCGACAGTTGGGTGATAGTAGTGCTACTACAGAACAACTGATCACAATCTTTGGGCAGCGGGCTGGCCCTGCGATGGCGGCACTGGTCGGCCAGGGGGCTGATGCGTTACAGGAGTTTACCGGGGAACTGGAAAATGTGGGGGATGTAGCTAAAACCATTGCGGAAACCCAGATGGAAGGGTTAGCGGGTACGTTCACCCTGTTCCAGTCAGCCGCTACCGGGGCACTGATTGAAATCGGGGAAGCTATTGCGCCAATGCTTACCTCATTTTTAAATATTGGGATCAAAGTCTCTAATTGGGTATCTCAAACGTTAGTGCCCGCTTTCCAGAATCTTTCCCCGGCCATCCAAAAAATTATTCTGGGGTTTACGGCATTTCTTGCAGCGATTGGGCCAGTTTTAATGATCGCGGGAACCGTCACCATGGCCTTTGGTTCCTTAGCCGCCACACTCGGTACGACAGGCATCCTTGGTACGCTTACCGCGTTATTTGCCCCCCTCGCAAAAGTAGCTGCATTTCTGGTGGGGTGGAAAGTGGTGTTGCTGGGCTTACTTCTTTCCATTAAACCTGTGCGGGAAATTCTCTGGCAATTAGCGCAGTTGATCATTAATTCATTCCTTGCCCCTTGGAAATTTTTACTAGGGTTATTTCGGGAAGCCATCCCCTTGGCTAAAGATGTGGGGAATGCCTTGGTAGATATGATCCCACAAGCGGTAAAAGACGGATTAAATTGGGTAGTGGATGGGTTAAAGGATTGGAATACGTGGTTAAGCCGCGTGGGGGAAACGGCTGAAGAAGAAACGGCCCGTGCGACGGAAGAACTGGCAGAAAAAATTGCTGATCTAGAAATGGAGTTAGGAAAAGCAGGAATTGAAGGAAGCGTACAAGAACTAGAAACCGCCATGCACGCTTTAGGGGCTGAAGCTGGGAGCCTTTCAGAAGATGCCCTGGCCGGGGTGATACAGGGAGCCATTCGGTTACGGGAAACCGGAGAAGAACTTACGCCCAGTTTGCAGTACTTGGTGGATGAATTTGAAGCGGAAGAAGCGGCGTTAAAAGCCATTGAAGATGCGGCGGCAGAAACGGCGGAAGCTCAAGCCAGGTTAACGGATGAAGCTAAAGAAATGAAAGATGCCTTACTTGGCACAGCGGTCAAAGGGGAAGTGGCGGCACTGGAACAAGCGTTTAAAGAATTAACTGAAGCAGAAAAAGAAAATGAACACGTTATGGCACGGTTGGTCAGCGCGGCGGAAGGAGTAACAGCGGAAGGAGAAGAACTCTCTGAATCCTTACGGGAATATGTTGTAGATGCCCGTGCTGCCACCATCATTACTGAAGGAATTGCAGCGGCCCATGAGGAAGCCGCAAAAGCAGAAGAAGAACATAAAGATGCCATGCAATCCTTGCATGATGAAATGTTTGGCACCAAGTTTTTTGACCAAGCTGATCAATTCACAGAATTTTGGGAGAAATTACCAGACCATTTAAAAACGAATAAATTAATGTTAAATAATCTTGGGCCAGCCATTATGAAGTTAGCTGATGAAATTGGCCCAGAGAATTTATCGGGGAGTCTCCAGGATGCAGCATTTGCCTGGGTTAGTGCAAACCAACAGCAACTTGATTTTATAACCACTGGCCCTGCGGTTATTACTAACATGGCGGGCATCCATGCTGAAGCAGCAAAAGGAAAAAGTATTTTTGGACAATGGGGTGATGGAATTAAAGGCGGCTTTTCCAGTTTGTGGAAAGGTATGACCGGGGGTGAGGGAAAAATTTCTGGGCTGTTTAGCAACTTAGGCAAAGGCGTAATTGATGGCTTCGGCCAAGTTATTTCTGGGGGTCTTAGTTCAATTATTGGTGCTGGGGTTGGATTAGCTATGAAGGGTTTAGGTAAATTACACGGGTGGGTAAAAGGATTCTTCGGGCCAAGTAAAGAAGAAAAAGAAGCCCGCAACCTTGTAAAAGATTTTGAAAATGAGCTAATCAAGGCACTTAACACGCAGCAAATTGCTGAAGCCGGGGGCCGTCGCTGGGCATCGGTTGTTATTAGCGTGAGAGATTCTTATTTAGCAGCGGGTAAATCAAGTGAAGAAGCCGAATCCACCGTGCAACGTTTATGGGATGCCATTAAGGATGGTGGGCCAGAAGCAGTCAAGACAATTATTGATGAAATTAACGTAGTAAAAGGTGAAGCAGAAGCCGCCGCGTTAGCGTTGCAAACATTAACTGACGAAAGTATTGAAGGCTTACAGGATTATGCTAATGAAGTATTAGCCACAGGCAAAGCGGCCCCTGAAGCGTTGCGGCCTTACCTTGATAAATTACTAGAAGTGGGCCTAATTACTGATGCCGATAAATCTGCACTAATGGCGTTAACAGACCAGACAGAAACAGATTTTGCCGGGATGGAAGCGGCTGCAAATAAATATGGGATTGAACTTAGTGCGTTAGGCCCAAAATTTGCAGCGGCAGAAATGGAAAAAGCGGCAGAGGCACTTAGTGCAGACTGGGCAATCCTGACAGAAAATGGGGCGGATGTTAATGCTGTGATGGACGGGATGCAAGATGAAGTGCAAGACCTTGTCACTGAAGCCCTGAAAGCTGGTCGAGATATCCCACTCGGAATGCAACCGATCATAGACTCTATGGTGGAGCAAGGAAGGCTCACTGACGAAAATGGGGTAAAACTGACAGATACATCTAAACTCAACTTTGCTCAGCCTATCGCTGAAAAGTTTGATGCCTTAATTACCAAGATTGGGGAGTTGATTGATAAGTTAGCTGGCCCTGGCCCGGACTCGGCTACGTCGGCAGTGGCAACACTCACGCATGATATCAATAATATTCCTGACCCGAGGGTAAGTGTAAGTTTTGACTATGACATTCCTGAGTTTGATTTCGGGGGTGGTGGCCCCACCTGGTCTGGGCCATCATTTCAACACGGCACAGGCGGAAAGTATGTGGACTTCGGGCAAGGCACCCTTGCCATGCTCCATGGAAAGGAAAAAATTACACCCCAGGGCAGTGGGGATGACGGGGCGGTATCTGCTGCCCTGCTCAGTGAAATTTCCGGGTTACGGAATGAACTCCGAGTGCTACCGCTGCACCTGCGGGATGCCATTCTCTTGACCAATTAACATGGGTGTAGCCGCAACAGTTGCTATCGAAGCCGGGGCACTTGGGGGCTGGTATCTGGGTGTGGTGGGGTTGTCAGAACTGGATTCCGCCATTGTAGGGGGAGCCTCAAGAGACTTAACCCCTGATGTGCGGATAACTGAAGATGTGCAATTAGAGTATGGCATCCAGGGTACTGGGCCTACGGATCGGATCGCATCCACCGGTACACTCACGTTTACGCTGAACAACATGGCAAACAATTCCGCTGGGGCGCAGGGGGCGTTTAGTCCGGGCCACACCAACGCCATCGCCGGGTGGGATATCGGCGTGCCTGTCTGGTTAAAGATCACCTATGACGGCACTACCTACTATAAATTTAACGGCACCGTCATCGGGATAGAACCCCTTGCGGGGCAGTATCGTACGCAAGCCGTCCGTGTCACTGCGGTGGATTTCATGGATGATTTAGCCCGTGCGCGGGTGCGGAACGTGACTATCCAGGAAAATAAACGGGCCGATGAACTGATCGATACGCTCGTGACCAATTCGGTTTCACGGGAACCAGACTCTACTTCACTGGCGGAAGGCCAAAGCACGTTTAAAGTGGCCTTTGATAATTTACTGGATGCCCAGACCACTGTTCTCCGGGCCATTGCCGATTGCACCCTTAGTGAATTGGGCTACTGTTACGTCAAGGGCGGCACGGCGTATAAAGGCGGCATTCTCACGTTTGAAGATCGCCACGCACGCCCCAAGACGGTTACGCCCGCCGCTACTTTTGATAATACGATGGTGGAACTGGTAGCCACCCGGAACCGTGAAGATTTAATTAACCGGATTTACGTGGTGGTGCATCCCCGTACGACAGATGGCAGTGTTTCGGTGTTATTTGAATTAACGTCTACGAATGCTTCCCCTGAAATTCCCGCAGGGCAAACCATTACGATCAATTGTCCGTTTAAAGAATCCAGCATTAATGCTTACCGGGTCGCGGCTGAATCTCTTGTACCCCCGGTGAGTGGATCTGATTACATCGCCAATAGTGCCAGTGATGCCAGTGGCACTAACCTCACATCAGATATTGTTTTAACAGTTAGTACGGAAGCCGCAAACTCTTGTGAATTAACCATTACCAATAATGCCTTGGTTACCGCATACTTAACTACGCTGCAAATACGCGGCACGGCAGTGCGGGATGTGTCAGAAACGGTGATGAGTGCAACCAATGCGGTGAGTTCTTCTAAGTATGGGGAAATTGATAAACGGGTAGATATGATCTATGAATCCAGGGCAGGGGAATACGGCAATGAGATTGCCAACTGGTTATTAAACATCTATAAAGATGCCCGCTATGTCATCCAAGAATTTTCCATTAGTAGTAATGACTCGGCCTATAACATGGAAAAAAGTCTTGCTCTGGAGCCGGGAAGCCTTATTTCCTTCAGCGAGGCTATGACAGGGATAGCGACTACCGGAACAGGCGGGGCCACCATTGGGTATTTCATCAATGGTGTGCGTATGACGATTTCCAAAGGTAGCACCATTTCCACTTCGTGGGTGTTACAGCCCGCGAGTGCCCAGGCTGCGTGGGTCTTGAATACGTCGCAGTTGGATGTCAACACGAATTTAGGTTTTGCGTAAGTTGTTGTAAGTAAAGGAGTTAAGCGTATGTGTGCATGGGAAACCCCTCGGACTTGGAGTAGCGGGGAATTAGTGACGGCCAGTTTAATGAACAGCCAATTGAAGGCCAATTTAGACGTTTTAAAAACGGCCATTAATGATTCCGGTCAGTTGGAATTTACCGATGCCACAGAACTCACCATTGCGTCTGGCGTGGTCACGGTCACACAGAACTACCACAAGATCGATACCCAGAGTGATGCGGGAACGGATGACCTGGACACGATTACCGCTGGAACCAATGTTGCTGCTGGCTTTGTGTTGCATGTTCGCCCAGAGAGTGGGGCAAGAACAGTTGTGCTAAAAAACGGCACAAGCGGATCTGACAATTTAAATATAGGGGCCGACGTTACCCTTTCTGAGGAATACCATACGTATTCTCTTGTGTATGACGGAACAAACTGGCGGCCATTTACTTCATTTAGTGAATCGCAAACTTTTGCGGATCTTTCCCCACTCACTACTAGGGGGGATACCCTAGTCGCAACGTCCGGCACAGTGACCGGTGCGCGGTTGGCTATTGGGTCAGCAAACACCTATCTGAAGTCAGATGCCACAGACGCAACCTGGGCTGCTGCTCCGACATTTGCAGAACAAAGCCCCCTTACCACTCGGGGTGATCTGTTATACAGCAGTAGTGGTACCGTGACCGGCACGAGGTTGGCCGTCGGGGGTGCAAATACGGTTCTCACATCTGATGGTACGGATGTAGCGTGGGCTGCTGCTGCTGCTGGCGGGAAGATTCTCCAAGTTCATAATTTTGCGTACACCGCACAGGTTGGATCGACATCATCGACGTTTGCAACAACGAACGTCCTTGACACCATCACCTTAGCTGACTCGGACAACAAGTGTCTGGTGATGGTAGATATTGGTGGTCTTGGAAAGTCTGGAAATACGAGTATTGCAGTTCGCATTCAGCGGGCAATCTCAGGTGGCGCAACTACGACTGTTAGCGGCGGGAATTTCTTGCAGACGGGTGCGAATACCGCAGCAACGGGAACGAACTATATTGGCTCCGCTTCTTTCCAGTTTCTTGATGACCCAACAACCACTTCGGAGTTGACATATACGGTGGAATTTTCAAATGTCAGTAATGCGTCAAATACCTACTGTATGCTTGGCAACGGTCGGGGATCAATCACGTTGATGGAGGTAGAAGTCTGATGCACTTAAACGAGTTGTTCCATAACACGCAGAATGTCATTACGTGGAAAGTTCCCGGTGCGAAGTGTATCGTTGACGGGGCGGGAATGGATGGCGTTCTACGAGAAGGGTCATGGGAAGGCCCAGGTGATCCCCCATCAACAGAAACCATTGAAGGCTGGAAACAAGAATTTCTAGACGCAGAGGTCAGTATTGATCTGGACGCAGAAAGCCGTGTTACAGAAGAAGCCTTAGCTGCCAGTTACGCCGTGTTTGAAGTTACGACTGGTTCACCACCGACTGATGCACAGAAACAAAGTCTGCATGATTCAATGATTGAGAACATGAAGCAGAGTCTGCACAATGATTGATGTGGGTTTAGTGTGAATAAACCAGAGTATGGCTGGTGGGTTAAAAACGCCCACACCGATTCCGCTTATCTATTGTTGGTGACGGATGAACACTTGTTTGATCAAGCCATCCGGTCACGCTGTGATGCCGTGGGGCGTACCGATGTGCAGGGTGTGATCAACCAGGCCAAGTGGCGGGCTATCTGGGAACAGGATCGCTATGGCGCACTGTCCAGTATTGTGGAAGCCATCCAGCCCCCGATTACGCTGGGGGCTACCCGCCCGATCACGGGAGATATCAGGATCGCGGGCCGTGCATTTCGGGATGATCATGGCTGTTGGCCGGTGGCATCCATCAGTGCATTCTGGGCACCGTGGGCCTTAGACCATGATCCGGGGCGATTAGAACGCATGGCGGAATATGCGGTGGGTGCCGGGTTCACCGCGTGCCGCTGGTTTGCCAGTCACGATTGGCCGGGGGGGTTAGACCCTCGGCACACCCCCCACTATTTTGAAATCATGCAGCGCACCGTGGAACGCCTGGGAGAACTTGGGCTACGTAGTGAAGTAACCTTATTTACTCGCCGTTTTTTAATCGACAATTTAGAAGAACACGCCAAGCAGTGGGGATTAATTGCCCAGGAAAATCGGCAGTACATTGGCCTTCTTGAAATCGCTAACGAGTTTAACCACTCGGATAATGCTGTGAGTCCACAGGATGTGCGGCGGGCCGCTGAAGTGATCCGGGCGTACTGTGACACCGTGCCGCTGGCTTTATCGGCCCCCGCCGCAGAATCCTGGGAAGACATGAAAGCGGAACTCGGAGAGTTGTATAACGGAAGTGTAGCTAATTGCACCACGATCCATTTCCCCAGAAAGCAAAATACGGAAGAAGGAAATTGGCGGTGGGTACGGCAACCGTGGCACGCCCGCCACAACATTACGGGATGCCCTTCCGGGCCGTATGTGGACAATGAACACCAACGATGGGATAAAGCGGCGGGCGGGCGGCAGGATGTTGCTGTGCCTGTGGCCGCATTGGTGACGGCGTTTGTCGCGGGCTGTGGATGGTCAACGCATCACGATAATGCTGGTGTGCATCCCGATGAAGAATATGCGGCTGTTGAAAATGCCCAGGCGTTCCAGTCAACATGCCGCGCAGTACTCCCGCATGTGCCTGGGGATCTTGTAAACTGGCAACAGACCCGCGTGGGCGATGGGGGGCCGCATCCGTACCCGTCGCTAATTGATCAGCATTGGAGTTTTGAAAACATCGATCATGGAGTCTCACGGGCGTTTGCTGCCGTGAACGGTGATCGGTTTGTCATGTCTCTGACTGGAGTTAAAAAGAAGGTGACGTTGCAGGAACCGCACACCAGTATCACGGTGTTCAGTTTACGCACAGGAGATACCGTGTACACCGGGCCGGGGCCAGTGACGTTGCAGGAAGCTGACGGTAGTGCATTTCTTGTGGTGGGGAGTGTCTGATCATGAACGGCGAGTGGAGCGAAATGCAGAAGCTCGTGATTTCTAAAATGGATGAACATACCAGGAAACTTGATCAACTTCATACCGATGTCACCAAACTGGAAACCCAGGTAGCGATTATGGCAGACCGGGAAGACCGGGAACTCCTCGCGGCCCGCAGCGTAGCTACGAAATGGAGTGTAGGCGTATCTGCTGTGATCAGCGGCGTGTTGGGGTATCTGGGATTGCATGACTAACTACCTGTTAATTTTGGCCGATGCGAAACATCCGGTGTGGAATCTTCTGGGCACCATCACGCGGCTTCTTGTTATTTTGATCTTTATTGTCTTCATTAGTTTCATGACTAATAGTTCGTATGATTTTGCCTGGGATGATGAAGCAGGGCATGACGTACTGATGTTTTTGCTGTTGGGCAGTTGGTCAGAGTACCAACGCCGAAAAATGCCAAATTAAGATTCAGGGGGAATGAATGGGAATTAACTGGTCAAAAATTACCGGGCTGTTTACGTCCATTGCACCAATTCTGGCACCTGTGGCTGGGGGGCCAGTGGGGGCCATTCTCAAGGCTATTAGTAGTTCTGTAGTTATCATTGAAAATTTTGTAACCAATAAAGGATCGCAGGAAAAACGCCAGCGGGCGATTGATATGGTCGGCAGTTTGCTGACAGTCGGAGAAGAAGCCGCTGCCAAGGATCTGGCCTCTGATCCGCTGGTGGCATCAGCCGTAGGTTCTGTGATCGATGCAGAAGTGGCCCTGAGAAATGCCCACGCACATTTGGCAGTCTTGGTAGAAGATATCCAGCAGAAACGGAAAGCGAGTGAAAGCGAAACTTAGCCCACACCTTTCCTGGGCTGAACTTGGGTGCAAAGATGGCACGCCCTACCCGGCTGCGTGGGAAAGCCGTGCTAGACGGCTTGCAGCGGTGTTTGAAGCCTACCGGGAGTGTCTGGGGGGCAAACCTATACGGATTGGGTCAGCCTACCGCACAGCAGCCCACAACAAGCGTATCGGGGGCGTGAAAACCAGCCAGCATGTCAAAGGGCGGGCACTGGATTGTTATCCCCCCTCGCATTTATCCCTGGAAGAATTTCACGCACTCAGCCGGGAGTTTGCCCGTGAAGAACCCCGGATCGGGGGGATCGGATTGTATAGGTGGGGTGTGCATTGGGATCTACGGGCCAGGGGATCACGATTAATCGTCTGGAATAAATTGCGTAGTGGCACGCCTCTCAAGGATGCGTTAGTCTAAACAGGTGCCGTTGAAAAAAGGATCGAGTGGGGCCACCATTCGGAAGAATATAAAAAAGTTACGCACAGAAGGCTACCCCACCAAACAAGCTACGGCGATTGCCTACAGCACCGCTAAAAAGAAGAAGAAGAAAAAATCAAGGAGTTAACAAATGCCCAAAGGCGGAAAAACTTACCGGATGAAATCCCAAGGTTACAATGCTCGTTTAGATGAATCCCTGGGCGCACGCCACGGGAAAAAAACGCAAAGCCTCAAAAGCCGCCGGGATGAATCCAAAGGCATGAGTAAAGCCAGAGGCGGGCGGGCCTACAGTGCCGTGAGAACAATGGATCGGTAGGTATTTTTTTTTCAAGGGATCGTATGTAAAAAAAAGCCCCTTCTCCACTAATAGCAATTCTATAGAATTATTGCAGACTAGTCAAGGGGGTTAAATAATTATTTTTATGGGCCAATTAGATTCCCGCTGGGTGTTCCCAGCCACCCGCTGGCGGGTCTATGATGCCGATACGATCATGGATTGCCAGGTGGCACTTGGCTTTGGGATCACGTTCACGCTCACCGGGCGGCTTCGGGGAATCAATGCCCCGGAAGTGCGTGGCCCGGAAAAGATCGCGGGCCGTGCCTCGCGGGACTGGCTCAAGAATAGATTGCGTGAAGCGGCCCAGGTGCAAATCGAAACCCACCAACATCAGCAGGGAAAGTTTGGCCGGTGGATTATTACGGTGTGGGCGGATGGGGAAAATGTGAATGAAGAACTGGTAGCGCGGAAGCTGGCACAGCGTGCAAGTTATTAAGCAAAAAAAAGGGGGCCGTAGCCCCCTGGTGTTTCTTACTTGTTCACTCGGTCTAGTTCTCGGTGCAATGCACATGCCCCCTTCATCGAAGCCAAGAGGTTCTGCCTAACTTCGGTGCCTCGCCCACTCGTGTAAAACACGTTTTGCACGTGACCTTGAGCTTTCCGAG